AGTCAAATATGATAAGATAGTTCCATTACTAATAGAGTCTATAAAAGAACAACAAAAACAAATCGATGAACTTAGACGAGAATTAGAGGAGTTGAAATAATGGCGGTTCCTGGTAGCGGTACAATATCAATGCTAGGTATTTGGTCTGAAAAAAATGATAGTGATTATACTTCTAATAATACAGATGGTGAGAGCAATTTTAGTCTAAGAGGACTTTCTAGTAATAGTCACGATGACAGTAGTAATGGAAATATAAATTTGAAAGGTAGTGGTGGTGGTAATGGTGTACAGGCTCAAGTAGCTCCATACTCAATGAGTGAGTTTTATGGTTATGATCATGATGGTGGCCCGTCAGTAGGCTCTTATGGTAATAGTAGTAATACCCAAATGTTCTCAGGAGATCAAGGTACTAGACAAGTAACCGTTTCGAATATAGACTTATCATCAGCAGCTTATGTAGGTGAATCACTCATCGGCGCGACAGGTCATATTTTCTTTAGATTTGAGTCAGGAACATCTTTTAGATCTGATGCTCAGCTAAAAAGACTAATTTACAATGGTGGTCTTGTATTCAAATCATTTTCTACATCAGGAGTCAATGGTATTCAAACAACATCCCTAACCACTAATACAGCATACAATCACAGCTCTACATGGATTCAAATCGCTAATGCAACTACGGCAGGAAGATGGAATCAACGTAATGGTACACCTCCGTCAAGTGGAACAGGAGTAAGTGCAGATGGTCTTTATTATGAATCAAGTGGTGCTGGTTCTAACAAAGATGTTTATCTAAGGTTTCCTGAAATTACTTTTTCTTCTAATACCATGACTTATGAAGGCTATGGCTACGGATCAAATATGGGTACTCTTTTCTTAGGCATTTACATAACAGGATAATGATATGAGTCTAATACATAGTGGGAGTTGCGATGGAACAACGCAATTATCCGAATCAATATACATATGTAGAACAGAAGATTATAGTATCATTAGTACAAAAGGAGCGACTTCAGGTTCATTACTAAAAATATCTTCAACTCACGATATGGATAGCGATGATGAAGAGATAGGAGACTTTATAACAGGCTCATTTTGTCCTGAATGTAATGTATTTTGGGCAGGAAATGATGTTAGTGGTTCTTACTAAAATGCAAAAATAAATTATTTTTTGAGATAACTACTATATATTTATAGTTATTGAGGAAAAAAGTTATATGAAATCTTTTATGAATATTGAATCGATATCAAAGCTGGGCATAAACCATCCTTTGATTATAGACAGTTCAGATACAAATGGAACTGGAATTGCCAATCCTAGCATACTGAATATAGATGACTTTTTATATATCAATATAAGAATGCTAAACTACACATTATATCATTCTATTGGTGCTAAAGGTTGGATGGAAGAAGGTGGTAGATATTCTTCAAGATGGGGTCCTTTGACATATGTACATCCTGAAAATGATGCTAGATTAGTTACAGATAACTTTTTAGCAAAGTGGAGTAATTCGACTAAATTCAATAAAATAAATATGGAATTAGATGTTGAATCCAAATGGACATTTGCTGGATTAGAAGATGGTAGGTTAGTAAATTGGAATGATAAAGTCTATATTACAGGTGTCCGTAGAGATACTACAGATAATGGACAAGGAAGAATGGAATTATCAGAGTTGAAAAAAATATCTTCACATCCAACTGAAATTAGTAGAGTTAGAATAGAACACCCTACAGATCCAAACTCTTATTGTGAAAAAAATTGGATGCCTGTTAGGGACTTACCATATCATTTTGTTATGGATGCTAATCCTACTAAATTAGTCAAAGCTAATCCAAAAACAGGAAAATGTGAATTGGTATATGAAGGGAAAAAGATAGATATTGATGGAAATATGAGAGGCTCTTCACAAATTATAAAACATAATGATGGATTTTTTGCTATAGTACATGATACTAATTGGTGGAGATTTGAAGATAGGTGTGCTGAAAACAAAGATGCTATTTATAGTCACAGACTTGTACAATGGGATAAAGATTTCGTAGTACAAAGGGTATCTAAACAATTTACTTTTATGGATGGTCAGATTGAATTTTGCTGTGGTATGGATAAGTTAGGAGATGACTTTTATATAACATTTGGGTTCGAAGATAATTCAGCTCACATGCTACAGATAAATGAAAAGGTTCTTGATAACTTTTTTGATAAGAATTTGGAATATAGTGTATGAATAATACGATAACAAAATTATTACAGCAATACAGTATAGATACTACTGGTATTGAAATTCAGTTGGAGCTGGCTAAGGCTTATTTCGATATACAGCAATATGCTTCAGCAGTATCATACCTAAATAGAATAGCTGAAACATCTAAAGATGATGATGTTGTATATGAAAGTCTTTTACTTTTAGCAAATTGTTTTTTTCTACAAGGAAATAGAAGTTCGCATAATAAAGTTTCGTTATATCACGCAGTTGCTCTAAAACCAAAAAGACCTGAAGCTTATTTTCTTTTATGTAGAGAATTTGAAATAGAAGAGCCATTTCAGGCATATGCTTATGCTAATATATCAATTGAGTATAAAGATAATTCAAAAAGGGTAACATCTCTACCATTTGAGTATGAACATTATAAAGCTGTATTTCAAAAAGCCATAAACGCTTGGCATAGTTGGAAGATAGAAGAGTCAAAAGAAATCCTTTATGACCTGCATATAAATTATGAAATGTCTGAGTTTTATAACGAACTTGTCGTAAACAACCTAAATAACTGTGGGTGGCCTGAAAAAAATAATAAAATAGAAGAACCTAAGATAGTAGATATAGAACCAAAAAAACCAAAATGGGCTGTAACTGATTACCCAACATTAGAGATAACAACTGTAATACCTACTAAGGGATGTGTTGTAGATTGTGTATTTTGTCCACAAGAAATACTAAAAAAATCATATACTGATGAGATGAGATTTATGACTATGGCTGATTTCAAAAAAGCTATTGATAAAGTTCCTAATGATGTGAGAATTATATTTTCAGGCTTTATAGAACCATTTATGAATAAGCATTGCTCTGATATGATGATTTATGCTTATGAAAAGGGACATCCTATTGCAGCATTTACTACTGGTATAGGTATGACATTAGATGATGTAGAAAAAATAAAACATATACCATTTGATGACGGTCCTAATAGCGGATTTACATTACATTTACCAGATAAAGAACATTTAGCAAAACATCCTATAACAAAAAGGTATATAAGTGTACTGAAAGCTATAAAAAAGGCTAAATTTAGTAGTTTTTACCTAATGTCTATGGGAGATGTACATGAAGAAGTAGAAAAATTAGGCATTTGGAAAAAAGAGGATATCCATATACCAGTAATGTGGTCTAGAGCTGGTAATTTGAAGGGCGAAGCTCAAATGAAGCCGGAACTAAGAAAAGTTATGGATAGAGTTAGGGATGCTTCTGAGTACAACTCTGAAAATTATGTTGAAGGGGAACTTACTTGTGGATGTGTCGAAGATTTATATCATAATATTTTATTACCAAATGGAGATGTGTCTCTTTGTTGTATGGACTATGGACTAAAACATATTACAGGTAACTTATATGAACAATCATTTGAAGATAGTATTCCTGATAATAATCAAAGTTTTTCGTTGTGTAATGGATGTGAAAATGCTATACCAATAAAAGATAAATTGGCTAATAAATCTTTAGGTGATAAATTGATTGATAACCAAGCAGGTCTAAATGATGAAATTTCGTTAGAGAAAGATATAATAAAAATAAACGAAACTTCTAAATGGGGTGGTGATATCTATGAAAAAAAAACTTTACTACCTAAAGTAAATACCGATAATGAACCAACTATCGTTGTAGTTGATAATTTTTTAGAAAATCCTGATGAGGTTAGAGAGTTAGCACTAAGTATGTCAGATGAGTATAAAAAAAGGGGTTCGGTTGGTATTAGGTCTAAACCATATCCACATGGAGATATTTACAGACCAATATTTGAAAAATTGTTAGGAATAAAAACAGATGATAGCGAATGGGCTGGTGATGGTGGAACGCATGGGTGCTATCAATGGTCACCAGCAGAAACTGGTCAGGTAGTACATTGTGATGCTACAGATTGGGCTGGTATAATATTTTTAAGTCCTGATGCACCACCAAGAACAGGCACTTGGTTGATGAAACATAAAGAGACTGGCAAGAAGATGAGACAAGAAGGTCTCGAAGATGTATTTATAGGTAATCAGGCACAATGGGATACACATCCATTTGAAAAGATAGACGATATTGCTAATGTCTATAACAGATTAATTTTATGGAATGGGAGACATTTACATACAGCAGGTTCTTACTTTGGAGAATCCATAGATAATTCTAGATTGTATCAAGTGTTCTTCTTTAATGAAAAAAAATAATAACAAGGAGTATATTATGAGTGAAGTAAAAAAAGTAACAGAAGAAGAGCTACAGACTATTAAGGACTTAGGAACACAATATCAAACTATTGCTAATACTTTTGGTCAACTAAAGGTTCAGAGAATGTTACTTGAGCAACAAATAAAGGGACTTGATGAAACTGAAGTCAAACTTGAATCCAATTATATCGAAGCGCAAGAAAAAGAAAGAGCATTGCTGAAAGATATGAATGAAAAGTATGGTCAGGGAACATTGAACCCACAGACTGGTGAATTTACATCTAAATTAGAAGAAAAACCAGAGGAAAAGTAAAATAAACTTGTATATATGTGTATTTGGGAGTTTCTCATTATATTTATATATAATAATTTATCACACTAATTTTTAAGGAGAAAAGACATGTCAGAGAGAATTGTCAGTCCTGGTGTATTTACTCGTGAGAAAGACTTATCGTTTCTACCCGCTGGGGTAGCTAACATTGGAGCAGCTATAATAGGACCTACATTGAAAGGTCCTTCATTTGTTCCAACACAAGTATCATCTTTTTCTGAGTTTAAAACAATTTTTGGAGGATATACCAAAGATTATTATACGCCTTACACAATAAACGAATATCTAAGGTCTGCAGGTTCAGTAACCGTAGTCAGAGTTGGATATTTACAAGGATACAAAGCAAATGCAATACATTTAGTTGCTAGTGGCTCAGGAATAAATCACGTAGTTGCCAGTTACTTACCAGCTAAAAATAATACTGGTGGTTCTGTATCTGCTTCGTTGACATCAGCAACAGCAACACGGGCTAATTCATTTGATATTAGATTTGCTGGTTCAAATGCTAGTGCTAGTCTTACATCATTGACCATAGCTGAATCAGACGCTACAAGTGCTAATTATCTTGGAGATAAAGTACCATCGGATGCTAATGTAAACACAATTGATGGCACTTCTGCTCCAGTATACACATACAAGTATTTCAGAGGACACATTAGTCAATCATTGTCTGGTGGCGCAGTAGCCTCTACTGTATCTATGAGTATTGAAGTATTATCTTCATCAGAGATGGATTTTCAAAGCGGAACTGAGACAGTAAATGCTAGTACATATGTATCTACTATAAATGGTAGTAGTGGAGCAACTTCTGCTAGAACACCATCTATTTTAGACCAAAATTCCAACGAATTGTTCAAAATTTATATGAGAGCAGATGGAACAGCAACTAACAACTATTATGTTGTCATAAAAGATGTTGTTCAGGCGGATGTGAATAATACAGCTGAAAATTATGCTGAATTTGGATTAGAATTATTTGATGCAATAGGAAATTCTTTAGAATCATATTCTAAATTAGTATTAGATCCTACATCACCTAATTTTATTGCTAAGGTAATAGGAGACCAATTTCAGAGTGTAAGTGATGATGGTGAAGTAACTGTTTATGGTGAGTACGCTAATCGTTCTAATAGAATCAGAGTCGGTGACTATCTTCCAGATAATCTAAAGGCTTCAAAGGCTTCACAGCCATTTGGTTTTGCTGCTGTAATCGAACCGATTATATCTACAGCTGCTGTACCTACTGGTTCAATAAATACGATACAACAATCAACATCAAACAAAGGTAACTATGATGGTGGAGTAGCATATGGATTCAAATTGAGTTCATTACATTTCAATAAAGAAGAGAGAAATGATGCTGTTTCTTACTTGTCACCGATTCCAAAGGCGGCTGTAAAAGGTAATAATGCTAATTTCTTATTATCTAATATGAGTGGATTTGGAACAGGCGCTGACCTAACAACATTACAGACTACATATGGTTCTACATTTGTAGGCAGTGCAGCTAGTTTGACGATTGCTGCCGCTTCTGTACAACAGAAATTTGCTGTTCCGATGCAGTATGGATTTGATGGTATAGCACCAAATAAAGTTCTAAACACTGGTAATGATATTACTGCTACTAATGTAATGGGATTTGATTGTAGTACATCAGCAGCTAGTGGTTCAGTTGCTTGGAAAAAAGCTGTAAATGCTGTTAGTAATCCTGATGAGATTGATATCAATATGGTAGCAACACCTGGATTAGTACATAGTTTACATCCAAACGTAACTAATCATATTATCAGTAAAGTAGAAGCTAGAGCTGATGCTTTCTATGTAATGGATGGTGCTGCTTGGGGTGATACAGTTGCTGCTGCTATTAGTAATGTCAAAACATTAGACACTAATTATGCTGCTACTTATTTTCCTTGGGTAAAGATAGATGATCCTAATACTGGTGAAGGTGTATGGGTTCCGCCATCGGTAGTAATACCTGGCGTAATTGCTTTCACAGATAGTGTAGCTCACGAATGGTTTGCTCCTGCTGGATTGAATCGTGGTGGGTTAGCTAGTGTTAGAATGGCTAAAAAGAAATTAACTCATACAGATAGAGATAGATTGTATGATGGTAGAGTCAATCCTATTGCTACATTTCCTGGACAAGGAGTTGTGGTATTTGGACAAAAGACACTACAAGCTAAACCATCTGCTTTAGACAGAATCAATGTACGAAGATTATTAATCAGATTGAAGAAGTTTATTGCTTCGTCAAGTAGATTCTTAGTATTTGAACAAAACGATTCATCTACAAGAACTAGATTCCTAAATATTGTGAATCCGTTCTTAGAATCAGTTCAATCTAATAGTGGATTGAGTGCTTTCAAAGTAGTAATGGACGAAAGTAATAATACACCTGATGTAATTGACAGAAACCAATTGGTTGGACAGATATTTATCCAACCTACAAGAACTGCAGAGTTCATTGTATTGGATTTCTCAGTATTACCGACTGGTGCTGCATTTCCTGAATAATAAGGGGGTGTAAAAAAACTAAGGGGCTCAATTTAGAGCCCCTTTTTTTTGTCTAAAAAACTAAGAAAAAACTATGAAAGAAATCATTAAATGATTTGAACGATTTTTCAGTTTGGTTATATTTATATATGAAAGAATTAAACACTTATTAGGAGAACTGAAATGCCAGACTTAATCGATCCTTCAGAAATAATGTTCACTCCATTTGAACCTAAACTGAAAAACAGGTTCATTATGTACATTGAAGGCGTACCTGCTTATATTATAAAAAGTGGAAACAGACCACAAATAAATTTTGAAACTATTACTTTAGACCATATAAATGTTCAGAGGTATGTAAAAGGTAAAGGTACCTGGCAGACATTAGAAATAATGTTATTTGATCCAATAGTACCATCTGGTGCTCAAGCCGTTATGGAATGGGTTAGATTATCACATGAATCCGTAACAGGAAGAGATGGGTATTCAGATTTTTATAAAAAGGATATTACTTTCAATATGTTAGGTCCCGTAGGAGATAAAGTAGAAGAATGGACACTAAAAGGTGCTTTTATACAAAACGCAAACTTTGGTACTATCGATTGGTCTGTAAATGAACCATCTGATATCACATTGACACTACAATACGATTACGCTGTCCTACAATTCTAAGGAGTTATTATGAGTTTTTTAAGAGAAATGCTTTCGAGTGATGCGAAGATATCAAGTAAAAGATTTGTCGGTTTTATGGCTTTCTTTATGTTGATATGTAGTTGGGGTGCTGATACCTTTTCTGCATTCGAAGTAAAAGACAAAATATTAGAATGTTTTATGTACATTTCAGTAGTTGGACTTGGTGTTACAGCAGCTGAAAAGTTCGGTAAAAAATAGTTATAGTATAAATACAAATCATAGGAGTCAAATATGGCTGAAGTCAAATTCCCTACAGAAGTAGTGGATTTGCCGTCAAAAGGGTTACTTTATCCTGAGGACAGTTCTATATCAACTGGTAAAGTAGAAGTAAGGTATATGACGGCAAAAGATGAGGATATCCTCACATCGCCTAATCTAATAAAACAAGGAATAGTAATTGATAAGTTACTGGAAAGTCTTATAGTCGATAAAGATATAAAAGTAGAAAACTTACTATCCGGCGACAAAAACGCCATACTTATAATTGCTAGAATATTAGCATATGGTAAAGATTATGAGGTAGAGGTAGATGGTCAAAAAGTAAAAGTAGATTTAACTAAACTGAAAGATAAAATATTAGATGAGTCTATTGTAGGTGATCGTATAAATTCATTTGATTATGAACTGCCTGCTACTAAGAGAAAACTAAAATTTAAAATGCTTACTTCAAAAGATGAAAAAAGTATATCAGATGAGGCAGAAGCATTAGCTAAAATAAGTGGTGGTGTATCATACAATCTAACCACTAGAATGAAGCATCAAATTATATCAGTAGATGGTGTGACAGATAAGGCTGGTATAAACTCTTTTGTTGATAATGAATTGCTATCAATTGATAGTATCGAACTACGAAAGTACATTGAGGACATTACTCCTGATGTTGATATGTCGTGGGAATATACAGACAACAACGGAGTAAGGAGGGATATATTGGTGCCAGTCACCGTTACGTTTCTTTGGCCTAACGCCAGAATCTAAGTCACAGATTCACGAACAAATATTTCAAATAGGTTTCAACTCTAAAGGGCTATTTTCCTTTACAGAGTTGTATGACATGCCCATATATTTACGGACATTTTATATGAAAAGGCTTATGAAGCATTATAAAGATCAAGAAAAAGAAATGGAAAAAGCCAGAGGTAAAAAGTTTTAGAACTTGATATTTATTATTGAATAGTTCCAACTTTATAAACTACGGAGAGAAGTATGAAAATTACTGAATATGGTCTATTAGACAAACTATATCAGAGGTGGAGAGATAATAAACTCAAAGGAGCTGCTAAAAAATTATTAGATAAAGATCCAGAGCTAAAAAAGTCATTTCAAAATATGAATAGTGCTAGTGAAAAAGCTATAGCCGCATTAGTAAAAAAATTCCCACATCTAAAAGATGAATTTGGTAAGTAATATATAAGATTATGGATCAAAAAGAATATAATAAAGCTAAAAGAGAAGCTGCTAAAATAGAAAAAAACGCTGTTGAAAAAGGCGTCAAAATGCGTGTAGCAACATACGAAAAGTTATTAAAATTAGAAAAAGAAATTGAAAAATACGAAAAGGGCAGATTAGATCGTGATAAAAAAATATTAGGGTTTAAACAAGCACAATATAAGACTGATGCAGATCAACTCAATCTAACACAGAAAATAGAAGGACTAAGTAAGTCTATGATTGGCTATATGTCTAAGTTGGCTGGAAGTGGAGATGATTTTTCTAAATCATTGAGTGCAGCGGCTAAATCTGGAGATGAAGCTGCTATAGGTGCTGGTAACGCTTTTGCTGATTTGTTAAATCAAGTAAATTCTGGTGAGTTAGGTGAAAGTGGAATACTATCAGCATTGGCTAATACAGACTTTGGTGTACACGAAGAAGAAGTTAAGAAGTTGGCTGACGCTATGGGAAAAACTCCAAAGATGCAAAAAATATTTGAAGTAAAAGCTAAAACATTTGCTGCTTTAGATAAAGCAGCTGGTGGGTTATTGACTACAATTAGAACAATGATGGCTAGTACGGGAATTGGTGCGCTTGTAGCAATACTTGGATATCTTGGTATGAAGCTATTTCAATTCGTTGCTGGTACAGTAAAAGCAACTAAGGAACTAAGACAAGACTTAGGTACTTCGACATTAGAATCAGGTAGATTAGCAGTCAACATGCAAGCGGCTGGTGCAGCTGCTAAACTTGCTGGTGGTAATTTTGAACAGGGAAAAGAAGCTGTTACTGGATTACTTGACGCATTCAGAGATACTCGAGTAGTAACATTGGGTACTTCTACTGCTATGGCTAAACTATTAGCTAATACAGGACTAACTGGTGCTGAAGCTGGTAGTTTACTAAAGACTATGGATTTAATGAATGATGCTTCTTTAGAAACAAATATTAATACATTATTAGCAAAAGACAATATGATTGAGGCTGGTTCATTACGAACAGCAAATGTTTTGAAAATGGTTGCTAATAATGCTAATTCTTTTGCTATGGCGGGAGCAAAAGGTGCTGATTCTATGATTAAGGCAGCTATGGCTAGTGAGAGAATGGGGGTTGCACTAAGTAAGTTTGATAGTTTAGCAGATAGTTTTATGGATATTGAAAAAACAATGATGAATCAAGCTAGACTAAATTCACTATTTCAAGGAGCTAATATAGATTTGAGTAGGGCGATGCAGTTATCAGATGCGAATGATTTAGAAGGACTACAATCAGAAATTGGTAATGTATTAGGTAAAATAGGAATAGAGAACATTCAGACTAGATCTCAACAACGGGCACTTGAAGATATTTTTCCTGGCTTTTCTTTTTCAGATATGCTGAAAATGAATTCAGGAGAGAGTGTTACAGACACAGTCAATGGAAGTGCTACTCCACCTGTTGCTAAAGATACTCTATCAGCTGCTAATAAATCAAATGAAATACTAACATCAAATCATACAGAACAGATGTTGCTTATGAACAAGATGCATGCTCAAAATGATGAACTTATAAAAGTAACAAAAAACATGGGAAAATAAAATGGGATTTGATCCAGAAATTAATGAGCAAAGAATACAAGATAAAATAGACTTGTGGAGAAAAGGTCAGCCTAACAGAACTAAAGTTTCAGCAGATAAGACAGGCGGTACTATAACTAATCCTATAGACAATCAAATAGAAAATGGAGTAGACTTCTTTGACGATAACACAAGCAGTCATACTGGATTTGTACCAAAAACAGATTTAGCATCTAGATATCATCAGATGAAAGGTGCTACTATCTCTTCTGCTTGGCCTGATGCTGCTAGAACGAATACTAAGACTAGAAGTGCTTATGGTGAAAATGGTGAGTACGGGGAACTTCCAAATGTAGGTATATCAAGCCAATCTCATATAATAGATGGTGACGTGGTAGTGGGCGTAAGAAATCATAATGGTTCTTACTATGCTGATCTAATTCCAATAGAAAATCGTAATAGTATGTATAGAAGAGAATCAAGTTACACTTTCAATCAATGGGGAACTATACCTACTGGAACAGAAAGTGAGATTATTTATCCACCATTTGATATTAGTACACAAACTACTTTATATGGAATACAAAATTTACAAGATGGTGGTCAGTGGACTATAGATACTCAGCCAGGTGGATTTAGTTTTGATAATCCAGTAGTTAATGCTAATGTTGACTTTATGATTACTCCAATTAGTGGTTATGTCAGTTATTTAAATAATAATAACAGCACAGATACACATAATGTTTTAGCTATTAGTTCACCGAACGCAGTTGCTAGTACTATGATGGGTACTACTGCTAAGTACCAAGGAAGTTCTAATTTAGGTCCTTTCATAAATACATTTGATAGTCAGTACATTGGTGCTACTGGAGAAAGTTCTACTTTGAGTCAATTATGGGATACTACGATTAGAACAAACTTACTTTCATATGGCTCGGATGCGCCAGGTAAAAAGGATGGTATTTTTCAATTCAATAATGTGCCGAATGGACTAAATGAAAACAATCTGTTCAGTACTACTCTGATGAGAATGGTGTCCAACAAGGGGCCTTTTGAGGGTAATGCCACCCATCCTATACTCATACGAAGTTATGATAATAATTGGAGTGATGAATTACCAAAGAGCGAATATGGTCTCAAAGACGAATATGATAATGCTTTTGGATACTTATCAGACATTCAAATAAATATGAGTGCTGCTAGTTATTATAGAATCAATGTCTGGTCTCAGACTACTGCTGGTTCTGTTTGGTTCACCCAACAAGAAAATTTACAGAAATTGAACCCAACATTTGAGACTAGAGGGTTTCATCAGAACTCTATACTTGGTGGTATTGGAGGAGCAAAAGGATTATTTTATCAACACAAGACAAGACATAAAGATACGGATGATAATGGTAATAGATATGAAAAGTTATTAAATGGAAAAACTACACCAAAGTTTATACAAGACAATCCAAATGTTAGTCGTTTTGATCTTCTAACACAAAAATTTGGGTTTGGTAGTAGAATTGCTATGCAGGGAAATTATGATATAAATCCTGATGTTTCATTATCACTAAGCATATTTGGAATAACTGCGGGTTTTGAAGCTGGTAATCCAGCATTACCATTAGCAAATGGAATATTCTTTTCAAATCCAAATAGATATACTGGAGAACTATCTTCTGCTCCAGTTACTATAGTAGATGGGATACCATCATTTACAAAAAATGCGGGTACGGGAGAAGGTAGTACTGCTAAATCAGATGCTGACAAAATATTAAATACTCAAGGAGGAACTTTCAATAAAGAAGCTCATTCCTATGACAGTACAAGAAGTAACATAGCTCAAAAATATGCTTCGTTAGCATATGGTAGACTAAACAATTTACATTCATATGAGAAAACACTAAAGAGTCCTGCTGAACTTATTGGATTTTTAGAGGATGGTGATATTTCTCCAGGAAGTATATTTCCAAGTGCCACTTTAACAGGAGAAATTTTTGGAATCGACTACACAGCAACATTAGGCGATGTTCCATCAACACATAATGTTGCTAGAAGGCGTAAAGAGAAAGAAATAAATGATGCTGTAGGGAATGCTGGTGTTGAAGGTAAGGTAGGTGTTCCTACTATAGATCCAAAATTAGGCGTAGTAAAGAAAAGTACATATGGTAGTGGGTTTTCCGCAGGTGCTTATGATGGTACTGATAAAATTAATATGACTCCATACGGAGCAGATGTAGATGGTGAAAATGTAAAGTATTCAAATAGTTTGACTGCTAAAGACTTTATAAAGTTTAGATTCTTTGATGTTGTAAATAATAAATACATAATATTTAGAGCTATACTTAGTGGAATACAAGATACAATACAAACTGATTATGGTGAAGAAAAATATATAGGAAGGCCCGATAAACTTTATATTTACAAAGGTGCTGATAGAGATGTAAGTTTCAGCTTTAAAATTTACCCTAAATCAAAGCAGGAATTTCCAATACTAATAGAAAAACTTAACTATCTTATTGGGCTATGCTATCCAAGTATATCATCTAATAGTAGAATGAAAACGCCATTTATGAATTTGACATTAGGTGATATGTTTGTAGATGCTCCTGGTATACTTAAAACAGTAGGTATTACTGTTGAAGATAATACAACTTGGGAAATGGATGAGGGACTACAGTTTCCAAAACATATTTCTGTTAGTTGCCAGTATCGATACATTGGTAGTGGTGTACCATCAGGAACATCCGGAGATCATTATGGTGGAATTAGGCCATTTGAGGTCAATAATCCAACTGCTGAAGATATATTCAACAAATATATCAATTTTGATATAAATCATGATGGTACTCTTATAGACCAAGGGGCTGCTTATGTCGATGAAAAGTTAGGAATAACTAAAGGTATAGAAAATTTGAAAGACAAAGTATCCAGTTGGTTCTGATACAAACGCTGTAGGAGTAAAAAATGAGATATAAATCTACCAAATTTAAGATAGATAAAAATAGAAAACGATATTACTTGCCAACAATTGTACCGTCAATACCTATAAGTGATACAGACTTATTTATAAGAACTGTTGTTGGGGAGAGATTTGATAGCTTAGCACAAAAATTTTATGGTGATTCTAATTTATGGTGGATTATCGCAAAAGCAAATGATATGGCTAATGGTCAGATAGCAATTTCCAATGAAACGAAAATAAGAATACCGATGAACATACAACCTATACTAAGTACACTTGAGACTAATAATTCATAATGGCTTCATCAATTACAAGTAAGATACCAAGAGAAATACAAGAAGAGCTCAAAAGAAGAGAGTTACTTAGTAGTAGATCAGCAAAGAGTATTTATGTTCCTGGTGCTGGACAAAATGCTGTATTCGCTGATTATGCTTCTAAAACTCATTATGCTATAATGTCTACTAATCTGGCAGATTCTACAAAAAACAAAGCAATATCTGCTGGTGAAATAAAAGTAAACAACGGAAATTTAATTAATATGTCTTGGGGATTCAAAGGTAGTGGGAATGGAGCGTATAGAAATACTGAGTTGGGAAGTGCGACAGGAATAAGACCAGTTGCTGGAATAAAGTCTATATCTTCAGAATTTACAGGAGACAATCAGAGTTATATTAGACAGACTGATGTAAGATGGGTTGCTCCATCGCTTGAGTCACTAGAAGAGTTTGGAGCATTCTTAACAATAGGTGAAAACATAGTAGTTCAATGGGGTAATGTGGGTGCTAAAACAACATTGGATAATAATGAAAGTTTTATAGTTTTAAATGATGATAGAATAACAATAAATCAAGATGTTCAAACAAGTCCTTTAGAAAGAATAATTAGATCAAATGGAAATATGGATGGCGTTGCGGGACAAGTAAGTAATTTTTCATTCAAACTACGAGATGATGGTGGATTTGATTGTGTAACCGAATTAATATCATTAGGTGGTAATGTATTTAGTGTGGATAATAGACTAGGAGATATTCAAGGAATGTCTGCTGTTTTGCCAAAGGATGTAGAGAGTAAGCTAAAACAAATTTCTAATGGGTTAATACCTGATAAAGTTATAAATGTAATTGACGATACCATCGGACAGATAACAGAAACATTTTCTTTTCTTAATCCTAATTCTGCACAAAATGTTGATAATCCAAAGGTTACTGGTACAGAAGATAATTTACTAAATGCTTTGCTCAACTTAGATAACATAGTCTTAGCTCATATGTACGGTAATGGTGCTATAGATATTGAATTTTCAGATATAGGCGACAATCCAATTACCGAGGAAGATATTGATGCATATGATAACACTGTAGAAACTTCTATTAGTATAATAAGTTCGAAAGGCGATGATGAGGAAGTTGTTATCGTTGGCGATAATGTTACAGAAGAAGGTTTTGATGCATCTACTTATGTAGTAGAAACTAACGAAGAAGTTATCAAAAAACCTTGGCTTGCTAAGTTATTGGGTCTTTAGGATGGGAAACTAAATAATGGGAACTTTTAATACATTAATTGATAAGGGAAAGAACTTTATAGTATTCAATTCACCCGAAGGTCCTACAGTAAAAATGATTCGATGGGGTTGGTTTGAAGATAATATAATTTCAAAATATGTCTCACTTGTAGGTGCTGCTGGAAAGCCGATAGTAACTTTTAGAAGTCTTGCTGTAGAGTTAGACGAAGGCGGAAACCCAAAATATACTGATTCAAATGGTGTTGCTATAAAAACTTCCGTTAGAATCCCAGATCACAATTTACTTAGACCTATAAATCCATCACATTCATTGATATTCAAAAGTGAATATAGTACTATGAGAGGTTCAGCAAAATCAAGAACTCAAAAAATAGAGCATATGCTTGTTGAAGTAAACAGCACAATGGTAGGTGGTAGTAAGTCTAGACAATTCAATCATCCGGAATATACTTCAACTGATTCCAAAGAGGGCGATGGATATCTAAGAAATATTTTTGTAAATGTTGAAGTTATACAAAAAAAGTTTGGAATAGATATTGATAATTTAGGTCCTACTCAAGGAACCGATGGTTACCATACAGAAGGTATATCACCATCTACTAATATCGTTGCTTCTATGAAAAGTGTATTGTCAGAGATAAGTGCTAATTTCTCTAACTTTTGGGAATTCGATGTTATTACCGATGGTTCTAATCCTGAAAATTCATTGGTGGTAGATAAAAATCATTCACCTGTTCGTGTTGGGTCTTATACTAGATTCTTACAATCAGACTTAGGTAATCCCGCACAAGTATCGGATTTAGGTGTATATCTGTTTCCAAGTATGGAATTTTCAAGCGTAGTAAAAAATCAAACATTTGATGTGAGTATACCAAAAGGAGACGCTGCAGTATATTATTATGCAGCTAATTCAGTTAATACTGAACCATCATCAGATATAGAGATAAGAAGTGCTCAAAACTTTGCTGCTATACAAAATTCTGATAGGGACTTAGAATCAGAGCAAGGTCTGTACGGAGGTTTAGGTAGACTCTATACTCAATATCCAAATGGTGGATATCCATATGGAGATGAGTCTAGAAAAATGAAATTAGAATCTGATTTTAATCATAAAGAAAAAGTTCATACTCTTGCTGAGTTTATTAATCCTAACTTAGATGAAAAAAGAAGTGAACGTATATATTGGAGAAAGTATTCACCAACACCAACAGCAAAGTCTGGTAAAATAGAAACAGACGAATCTCCTACAGAGAACAGATCTCTAATTTTTAGCGATGGTAGATATCAGTATGTTACTGAAAAGCCAGCTGATACTGCACACTCAATTGCGAGTGTTGCTTCTGATGCTGTTAGTAGTGTCTCAGATGCTGTTGATGGAGCAGTCGGTAACACATCACCTGAAGAACCGATAAATGAGAGTTCTGATACAGCAGCTGCGGGCAGTCTTACTTTCGGCAAAGCACAAGATAAGAGTATTGATAATGAATATTTGCAACAAACCATTTCTCCTTTTTTGGGCGATAATGGCGGTGGTTCGATACCTCTGGAGATGTACCTAGCAGTTCAAGAGGAGGAGGAGAAAACTGTATTAAGACCTGTTTTCAATGCAGATGCTGCGAAGGCAAAAAAAGCTGTTACTGTCACAGCAGAAACTCAAAACATAGACTTTCTTTATTATTCTGTAGATCCAAAAGGCTCAGACAGTCACCCATTAGAAAGAATGAGACTGAAGTCTACAGTAAAAAAATACGCTAGTACATTAATGAATAGTAGTGGGACAAAGGGTCGTAAGAGTATGCCCCCATTTTATCCCGCAAGTTTATCATTGACTATAGATGGTATTTCAGGTGTTTCTCCAGGAAACTTGTTCAATGTTTCTTATGCTCCAGCAAAATATAATAAAAATTTTGTAAATGGAGGTACTGAATATGGTCCTTTAATGTTCTTTAGGATAAGTGATTTAAAACAAGAAGTAACTGTAGATGGCTGGAATACTTCTTTTAGTAGCATAGGACTGCCTAATACTGATGCTATAAGTGAGTTTACCAAATTAAAACAGAGTGCGGTAGATGACTTTTTTAGTTTAGAAATGGGAAGAGCATTCGGTACAGAAAACATGCCGTTTGATTATTTGGGTAAAATAAAAGACTTTATTAGTGTGATAGGTGATGTAGCTGATAGTGTTACTAACTTTTTCGATAATGCTTTAACTAATCAAGCAGAAACCAAAGCTGCTAAAAAGTTAGCTGAAGCTGAAAGAGAAGAGAAAAAGAAAAAAATAGATAATATGGATGGAAAGGTTACGCCTGTTAGTGAACAGGACGGAGAGTATTTGAAAAAGATTGCTGGCGTGACATCTGATATAGCTACGCCTATTAAGGGAGTTGCTGCGGGCGTTGGTACTATTGCTAGTGGTGGTTTTGGTGCAATTAGTGGTGCTGTATCCAACTTCTTATCTTCTGGATTTGGCGAACTTTCGGAAGGGGATATATCTAAAAATGGTAATATAAATCCCAGCGGCGGTGAAAAATCAACTACTACATTAGAAGCTGATATGGTTGATGCCGGCGGTTCTGATAAATCTCCAGATAAAATACCACAAACCGTAGATGAAGAGCTTGGTGCTCCAACTAGCGACATACCAGCAAGTTTTGGTGTTAGATTAGCAAATATAATGAAAAAAATAAAAGCTGGTCTTAGAAAAAAACAAAGAGATGTAAAAAGCCCAAAACCATCAGAAAGAGCAATAGTATTGTTAAAGAAAATAAAATTTACACATAACGTATCAACGACAGCTATGGCGGGAGACTTTAATGTACAAGTCGAAACAATTGGAAAATTTAAAGAAAAAGAAGAAACATTCATTACTGCAGAGATGGCAGGAAGCTCAGTTTTTGCAACAAGAAAAAGAATTCAGAAATATAATGAACAAGTTATAGCAGCTCGTTTTGCTACCGAATTTCCTAATGAAGAGATAGCTGAAAACGAAGGAAGTACAAAGCAGAATCCAGGATATCCATTTGTAGACCCATATTATAGTGAAGACCCATTTGGTTCTCATGCTAATAGGGCTGATGCTAGAGCCGCTTTAGCAAGTGCATTCAGAGATGCGGATGGTAATCCATATACTGGGTATACTGCTTATAAAAATGATTATCAAGATGATGCCCAAAGAAAAGAACATTGGGACAGTACACCAGCAATATGGTAGGGAGAATATAAATGGCTTATTCAGCAGAAAGTTTAGGGAATATGACAGCCGAAGAGGCGCAATCGACAGTACAAGCTACTCAAAATGTACCAACTTCCCAACAGAATATTCAGAGTCAAAAACTACAAAAACTAATCGATGAGAAGAACTCTGAAAAAAAAGGACAGCCAGCATTAGTAAAATATGTGACGGATAATACATCAAGAGTAGTGAAGGGCTTGGTTACTAACAGTGAAGAATTTGTCTATAGGAGCGGAAAGTCTGTACCAAAGGAAACTCCATATCACATACATTATACTAATAAGTTAGAAGAATTTTTTATGACTGGAAATGAGCATAATAAAGCTTCTGTAATAATTACTAGAGTTGATACTCCAACTGATTTTGCTATATACCAAAATCTAAATCCACAAAAAATACTTTCTATAAAAGAGACTACAGTAAAGCCTGTTATTAAAGATGTTGGGCGTGGATTTATGAAAAGGTATTTTGCTACTAAACCAAACGATACAACTCCACCCTTTGAGATTACTAAAAAGGATATGAATAAAAGCCCGTTGTATAAATACACTACTTTAATATGGCATTTCGTAGGTACAAAAGATGCTGTAAATGTTATAAACAATTTAGCTTTACGAAGAGCAGAAAAGAAAATGCCTGGTATAACAAAGTTGATTCCTGACTTACAATATTTTGTACAAGACAACAAACTCAATCCAAAAGAGGCTGTTGAGAACATAGTGTCTAAAATAAAAGGAAACAATACAACGCAAACTGAAAACCAATCCACAACACAAACTCAGACACAGACACAGACACAGACTCAACAACCAGCACCATCAGGATATAATGCTGGTTCAGGTGGTCCTCCTCCTGGTATGGGTGGATACTAAAATACTTTCGTATTTCAGATTTTAATTAGATATATATTATAAAATCAAAGGTTATTATATATGAAAAGTCAAGTCTTAGACAAAGGCTTTATTGAGGTTGTTGATTCGTTAGGAAACGATTTGACTGTTGTCAATTCAGCTAGAGTATCATTCGGTAAAAGAAAAGAAACATTCGATAAGTCAGATGAGAGGTTAGTTAGGTATTTAGCTAAATACAAACACTACTCTCCATTCAGACATCTACAAGTTCAGTTCCACATAAAAGCACCTGAGTTCGTAATGAGACAATGGTATAAGCATGTAGTTGGGATAGAGACTACATCTAACTCTTCTACTAAAGATCATGCTTGGAATGAGATTAGTGGTAGGTATGTCGAGTACGATGAGTTTTACGAACCAACCATTTACAGAAAACAATCTGATGATAATAAACAAGCATCAGAAGGCGAGTTTGAAGGAGATGATATAAAAGATGTAGAGTCTAATTGGAAACAGGCTCATAGTATGAGTCTAACTGCTTATAAAAATCTAATAGATAGTGGTATGGCAAAAGAACAAGCTCGTTGTATATTGCCACTTACATTATATACTGAAGTTTATTGGACAGCATCATTTCAGGCAGTAATGAACTTTATTGAGTTAAGAAATGAAAAAACAGCACAGATAGAGATACAAGATTATGCTAAGGTTCTATTGAAACAGATGGGTGAAGTATTTCCAAAGACAACTGAGTTATGGTGCGAGGCGCATAATTGGAGTATGTAGAAGAAATTCCTAAAGAATGGAAAGTTGATGCTGATTTTGAACTAAATCATCATTACTTGTTCGAACCACTTTTCTCTGAAGAACAATGTGATAAGATTATTGATATTGGAGAACGATTAGTATCGGAAGATGCTACTATTACAGATAAGGGAAGTGTCACCAAAGATACAAGAAACTCTAAAATTTCTTGGATACCGAAAGCAACTGAAACAGAATGGATTTATGAGTGGATTTGGGCTTCGGTTCAAAATACAAATCGATGGGAGTTAGATATAAGAGGATTTTATGAGAATCTACAATATACAATATATGACTCGACAGATGGTACAGCAAAGTATGATTGGCATACCGATACAGGACCCAATATGAACTATAGAAAAATTAGCCTGTCAGTACAACTTTCAGATGCTAATGAATATAGTGGTGGTATATTTGAATTAGAAAGGGGTGGTATGTTGAATACACCTGAACATTTGAAGAAAGGTAATGCTGTTATGTTTCCATCCTTACTGAGACACAGAGTATTGCCAGTCACAAGTGGTATTAGAAGGTCGTTAGTCGTTTGGATAGCAGGTCCTCATATAAAATGAAAATAATAGAATCACATAAAGAGTGGGAAAGTTTTATGAAAGAGTTTCAGATAAATTCTTCTGTAGTAGTTCCTGTACAATGTGATGATAACAAACACCCATTAGCAACAAATCTGTGCTTAATTTATATAAGATTGCTTGGAGATGTGAATGATAATACCGAAGAATACATATTACCATTTAGACACTCTGATGCTATAAACTTAGAAAAAAAGTATTTAGGTATGACTAGAACAGAACAGACAGTCTTTACTTATGATAAAAAGAAGTTACTGCACTTTTTAGATTGGGATGATATCACAGACATTCAGATGAAAAATTATTTAGATAAAAATGTTCCGATGCCACTCGATCAACTAACAACAAATTCACATGACTATTTTCATAGAATTTATTGGGGGAAGTCTAATATAAATTGTATTATACCTATAATGAAACATTTAGAAATGAGTAGACTTATCGTTGATGAGATAAAAAAATGTGTATTCACTCAAGATCAAAGTTGCTTTGGTACATACAATAACGATGTTATACCTAATTTACATAGTATTGAAAAGAACGGATTACAAACCACAAATGGTATGGTCTTTAGTGAATATAATCTGTATACTGCTACAGGTCGTCCATCAAATAGATTCGGTGGAACTAACTTTGCTGCTCTAAATAAATCAGATGGTAGTAGAAAAAAGTTTATAAGTAGGCATGGTGAAGATGGTGTACTGATAGAGATGGATTACGATGCTTATCACCTAAGGCTAATTGCGGATGTAGTAGACTATAAATTTCCAAAGGGGTCTGTTCACAGACATATGTCTAAGTTATATCAAGTAAATTATGATGAGGCTAAGTCTCTATCATTTCAGTATTTATATGGGCATATTCCTGATAATGTTTTGCGAGAAAATCCATTTTTTGCCAAAGTTCAAATATATATCGATGAGGTATGGAAGAGGTATAAATCTAATAATTTCGTAGAATCTGATATTTATAATAAGAGGATATACAAAAATAATCTATCTGATATGAATAAGAATAAAATGTTCAATTATCTTATTCAGCTGATGGAAACTGAAAATAATATGAAAGTGCTTACAAAATTATTACCAAAACTAAGTGGTTATAAGAGTAAGATAATTCTGTACAGTTACGATTCATTTTTATTTGATGTACATAAAGATGATGGGATGGAGTTTATGAAGATGGTAAAATCTATTGTCGAAGTGAGAGGTAAGTATCCAGTGAGAGTTTCAGAAGGTTTGAATTATCACAAAATGGAAAATATTACGGAGAAATTTGTATGAATGATATCATAGATGATATAATAATTGAATGGGCGTATAGGGTAAAAGATGGTAAGCCTAATCCTAAAAGTATTCGAGACAGAATAGTACTAGAAAGCGTACTAAAAGATTTTGGTTGGAATGTAGCTCAAAGAAATGTTTTACTAGAAAATCTATCAGAAGCACCCAGACAAAAAGGTGATAAGATAGATCCAGAAACTAAGGTAAAATATAAAATAAAAGACAAAGATGGTAAGGATGTCGATAAAGAAACTACTTACAAGTCTGCTATAAATAGAGAGAAAGACTCTCCAGCATATATTGCAGCAAAAGCACTACAGAACGATGGTGGTGATAAGAAAGATGGTGAGAAGTTAGATGAACCAAGTGAATTTGATAGAGGTGTAGATTCTAACAAGGGCATATCTAAGGACTTTGAAAGACCAAAAAGCGATGATAGCGAAAATGATTCTGAGGAAGAATCGAAAGTCAAACCATTTTCAAAAAAGACACAAGAAAACCATAAAGGTTACATTGAAAGTGCACAAAAAATTAAAGATAATGAAAAAGATCCAGATAGAAAAAAGGCTCTAAGTACATTAGTTGAGAGTTGGGAAAAGTTTACAAATGCTAAAACTGAAGAAGAAAAAATAGAAGCTGTTGAATCTTTGGTAGATAATGGTCTAATAGAAAGAAATCAGTTTAGTGAAAAATCAAAGGGAAAAATCTATATATCATCTAATGCTATGGGTGTTCCATATAAACATTTTATGGGTGGAAAGCAAGGTGATGCTGTAACTGAAGATATAAATAGAATTATCAGAGAAAATGGATTAGAAGTTAATATGAGGAATAACTCTGCTGATAGAGCATTAGCTGATTTGAGTGGTAAACATAATGAAGCTGGTGTTGTTGCTTTATTAGATCCTTCAGAAGAGAATCAAAAACAATATGAAGAACTCAGAAAAAAATATCAAGAGCTTGGTAATGATGATTCAGAAGCACATGAACAAAATAAAACAGCGGTAGAACTTATCAAAAAATCTTTGCCTGAGGGTTCTAAAGTAACAGAGAGTATACAAGTCGGTGGTATAGGTGGTTCAAAACTAATGGACTTATATGGAATAGATGAGAAAGTAGATCCTACAGATATGTTAGTTGTTTATGATGATAAGGATGGAAATAAACAGACTATGAAAATATCTGCTAAAATTTATAGTAATCCAAATGATATAACTATGAAGAACTCTGGTACAAAAACTGCTGGCAAAACTTATCTTGGAGATGAAATAGGCTCTCCTATTGATGCTAAACTACAAGAAATGAGAGACAGGAACAATTATCAAGAAGATGGGATAACTGATTTAGAACAAAAAGATAGAAAAAGAGCTTTTAGAGAAGAATACATAAAAGGGTTTGGTGCTGGTATGAAAAAATTAGCAGAAACTGAAGAAGGTCAAAAACAATTAGTTCAGATGTGGAAAGATGTTCATGGATGTGGTCATGATGTTCATACTCTAATCGTCAATAAAAAAACAGGTGAGTCGCAAATTAAACCACCAGAACATTATTGTGATCCTAAACCACCTTTTGATATAAAATATGAAGGTGGTAAGGTTGTGATAAATTTAGAAACACAGACCGATGAGTATGTTCAGGTTGACTGTAAAACAGAAATGAATAGTTCGCCTAAATTGTTGTTCAAACATAAAGTGAAAAGGAAATAATGAGAACTCAACTACTATGTACGTTTTCTATCAGAGATAGGCTTGAGGATATTCTCGAACTTATCATAGAGTGTAATGATATTTTATATGATAAGGTCTATGTATTCCAAAATTTATCAGAGCCAAATCAAATGATATGTACTTATAATGTAATGTATGATGATGATCATGTTGCTGAAGATATACCAAATACTATTTCATTACATAGAAAGAAACAAACAAATACTTTATATTCAATCAATGCTTTGAATGAAGTTATTAGAGATTTGAACGGTGGCGTATTGGACAAAAGATTTCCTGTTCCTTGGGAAGAATATAGGAACTCATTATTGCTCACAAATGACATTGGTCTAAATAAAATACCAACTAAATTATACAAAATAGTAGACACAAAAAAGTTCGGAGAGGTCTAAAATAAAATTGTATTTGAGTATAAAAGGTTATACTTATTAGTAATGGTTACGGTAAGTAACTACAAATTAAAAAATAAATAATAAAACATAGGAGAATAGAAAATGGATATTAGTTCAATTCGTAAACGATTAAACCAACTTCAAACCACAAACAATAGGACTTCAAATCTGTGGAAACCTCAACCAGGAAAACAAGTAATTAGAGTTTTACCTTATAAACATAATAAGGATAATCCTTTCATTGAGTTGTTCTTTCATTTTGGTTTGAATAACAAAACCTATTTATCACCAATCTCTTTTGGTCGTCCAGACCCAATTGAAGAGTTTGCTCAGAAACTAAAAACAAGCGGAAATAGAGAAGAATATCAGATGGCTCGTAAGTTAGAAGCTAAGATGAGAACCTTTGCTCCAGTAATTGTCAGAGGTGAAGAAACTCAAGGTGTTAAGTTTTGGGGTTTTGGTAAGACTGTTTATCAAGAATTACTTTCTGTAATTGCTGATCCAGACTATGGTGATATCACAGATGCTATAAATGGTCGTGATGTTTCCGTAGAGTTCATAACTGCTGAGGAAAGTGGTGCTTCTTTTCCAAAAACTTCTATTAGGGTAAAACCTAATCAGAATCCAATTGTGGAAGATAAAGCTCAGTTAGAAAATCTTTTGGAAAACCAAAAAGATATTACTGAGTTGTATCAGGAAAAGACCTACGAAGAACTCACAGAGGTTCTAAACGAGTGGTTGAATCCATCAGATTCTACTGAAGAAACAAAAGAAGAGGCTCCTGCTTCCGTAGTACAAAGTTCTACGAAAGTTGAAGATGCGAGTGCTGCTTTTGATGAACTGTTTAGTAAGTAAATAAACAAAAATAAGAGGGTGGCTAAGGTTCAGAGCTACTGTTTGATTTATCCTTTATCATCTGGAGTCACCCTCATTTTTAGTAGGAGAAATATATGTCAGTAAAAGACGATTTAGCTGGAGTTCTTGCCGACTCTCTAAATAAGAAGTTCAAAGATTATAAGGTTGCTTACTTCTTAGATGGCGCACAAGAAACACCAACAGATATCAAAGAGTTTATTTCAACAGGTTCAACAATGTTAGACTTAGCAATTTCAAATCGCCCTAATGGTGGTATTGCAGTTGGTAGGATTACAGAACTGAATGGATTGGAGAGTAGTGGTAAATCATTAGTGGGTGCTCACCTACTTTCAGAGACTCAAAAGAAAGGTGGTGTCGCTGTTTATATAGATACAGAGACAGCAGTAAGTGAAGATTTTCTACAAGTTATAGGTGTCGATATAAACAATATGTTGTATCTACATTTAGAAACTATCGAAGATGTCTTTGAGGCTATCGAAGAGATTGTAACAAAAGTAAGAGAATCAGATAAAGATAGGTTAGTAACAATCTTAGTTGATTCATTAGCAGCTGCTTCTACGAAAGTGGAATTAGATGCTGACTTTGATAAAGATGGTTGGGCTACTTCAAAGGCTATTATCATATCAAAGGCTATGAGAAAGATTACTCAGATGATTGGTAGACAAAGAGTTGCTTTGGTATTTACTAATCAATTGAGGGTAAAATTAGGTGCTATGTTTGGTGATCCTTATACCACATCAGGTGGTAAGGCTCTTCCATTTCACGCATCAACTCGTGTTCGTCTGAAGAATAAAGGTCAGATAAAAGATACCAAAAAGAATGTTATTGGTATGACTATTCTGGCACAAGTAATCAAAAATCGTTTGGGTCCTCCACTTAGAAAAGCAGAGTTTCCACTCTACTTTGAAAGTGGTGTAGATGATGAGGGTAGTTGGTTGCATGTTCTAAAAGAACATAAGTTAGTAAAAGTTGGTGGTGCTTGGTATACTATGAAAGACCATAATGGAGAAGAGATAAAGTTTCAATCCAAAGATTGGTCTGAAAAGTTAGAAGATGAAGATTTCAAAGACTATTGTTACAAATTGATTTGTGATAAAGTCATACTGAAATACACCAAAGCTGATTTAGGTATCGATGAAGTAGAAATAACGGAAGAGGTTTTAGGTGACTAATGCTCGATACTTATCGATACTTGAAGAAATAAAAAAGAATGGTGGCAATACAGAGTCAGAAAATCCTGATGATAAGGTATTGGTTATAGATGGACTAAATACATTCATAAGATGTTTTAGTGCTATACCAACTCTCAATGATGACGGCGCTCATGTTGGGGGAATAGTTGGTTTTCTAAGGTCAGTCGGATATGCTATCAAGACAATTAGACCTACCAGAACCATTATAGTATTTGATGGTAAAGGTGGGTCTAACCGTCGAAAGAAGTTATTTCCAGAGTATAAAGCTGGTAGAAATATGTCTAAGAGATTGAATAGGACATACGACTTCAACAATAAAGAAGATGAACATCAATCAATGCTTCTTCAGATTACTAGAGTAGTAGAGTACTTAGAATTTTTACCAGTAACTACTATTACTATAGGTGGTATAGAAGCTGACGACACAATGGCTTATGTAACTAAGCAGCTTCTAACGCAATCAAAGATAGTTCTAATGTCTACAGACAAAGACTTTCTTCAGCTAGTAAATCATAGAGTATCTGTTTGGTCTCCTACGAAAAAGAAGATGTATGATCCTCCTAAAGTTTTAGAGGACTATGGGATACCATCACATAACTTTGCTGTATTCAGAGCAATAGATGGTGACAAGTCTGATAACATAGATGGAGTTCGTGGATGGGGTTTGAAAACTATTCAAAAAAAGATTCCACTTTTACTCGAAGATAAGATACTTACTATAGAGGATGTAATCGGTGAAGATGAAAAACTCAAAGAGAATGAGGAGTTATTGAATAGAAACTATACATTGATGCAGTTAGACGAAGTGGATATTAGTATGTCTGCTAAAACTAAAATCATAGACAAGGTTAGAGGAAAAATAAATAGACTCAATAAACTAAAGTTTCAGAAAAGTTTTATTGAAGATAGGTTATTTGCCACATTACCAAATATGGATAGTTGGTTAGTTCAATGCTTTGGTAAGCTAAATGAAATGGCTGGAAAATCTAATGGGAAGAAATAAAAAGTATAACTCAGAAGAAGAAAAGAAAGAGGCTCAGAGAAAATGGTCTATGGCTTACTACAAAAAAAATAGAGCAGTTCTTCAGGCAAAAGCTAGAGAACGCTATCGTAAAAAAAGACAAATGCAAATAAAAGAAAAACAAATAAAAGAATTATATGGCGAGTGAAAATTTTAATTCCTTTGGTCCTTCCTTTCAGGCCAAAATAATATCATCACTTTTATCAGACAATAAGTTTATACAAACAATAAATGACATATTAGAACCAGAGTTCTTCGATTCTGATGCTAATAAATGGCTGACAAAAGAAATAGCTAAGTACTTTATGGAGTTTAGAAAGGCTCCTACATTGGAAGTTCTAAAAATAAAAATCAATCAAATGGATGACCAAATTCTAAAAGTATCTGTTGTAGAAAATCTAAAGGATGCTTGGAGAAATATAGAAGCTACAGACTTAGAGTTTGTAAAACAAGAAACATTGGGTTTCTGTAAGAATCAAGTTATCAAAGAATCAATTATGCAATCGGTAGACTTATTAGAACAAAAGAAATATGATGATATAAAAGTTCTAATTGATGCTGCTATGAAAGCTGGTAGTGAAAGAGACTTAGGTCATGATTATATTATTTCATTAGAAGAGAGACTTACATCATCGGTAAGGAATACTTTACCTACACCTTGGGATTCAATAACCAATGTAATGGATGGTGGATTAGCTGGTGGTGAGTTGGGAGTATTGGTTGCTCCTGCTGGTATCGGTAAGACTTGGTGTTTACAATCACTAGCTGCACATTTAGTAAAGCAGGGTAAGACTGTAGTTCATTATACATTAGAATTGAATGAGGCTTACGTTGGACTAAGATACGATACAGTATTTAGTGGTACACCAACTGCTAATATAAAATACTATCAAGATGATGTACAGAAAGTTATTGATGGGTTAGATGGTAAGTTGATTATCAAATATTACCCAACTCGTTCTGCTTCAGTAAATACTCTGGCTGCTCATCTGAAACAAATGGAAATACAGGAAATCAAACCTGATGTTGTTATAGTTGATTATGCTGATATTCTAAAACCAACCACATTCTATAAAGAGAAGAGACACGCTACTGGTGAAACTTATGAAAATCTTCGTGGTATGGCAGGTGAATTTGATATTCCAATATGGACAGCATCACAGGCTAATCGTAGTTCACTGGAAGAAGAAGTAATTGATGCTAGTAAAGTATCAGAGGATTATAGTAAGGTTATGACAGCAGACTTTGTTATGTCGGTTAGTCGTAAGGTAGAGGATAAGATTGCTAATACTGGTAGGGTGCATGTAATCAAAAATAGATTTGGTGTAGATGGTATAACATTTCCTGCTGAAATTAATACGAATACAGGCAACATACAAGTATATGAATCGTCTACTGTCGGTGGAAAAGACACACAAGCAAAGATGGATAACAGTGAAGAATATCTAAGGAAAACTTTATCTCAAAAATACAAAGATTTAAATGGTTTTGAGTAATATAAGTTGATATATATTATAATTATGATTGTTAAGAAAATAAGTTTACAAGGAGTAAAGGGGTAAAATGGAAAAATTTAAGTTGTCGGAAAATTTTATAAGTAAGTATAAAAGGAAAAAAGCTCCTTTTGGTTTTAATGGTTTGGGTGAATTAGTTTATATGAGAACCTACTCAAGAATCAAAGAAGATGGAAAGAATGAAAGATGGTGGGAAACTGTACAAAGAGTCGTAGAGGGAACTTACTCTATGCAAAAGAATCATATTGAATCACATCAATTAGGGTGGAATGCGTGGCAAGCTCAAAAAAGTGCTCAAGATATGTATGAGCGTATTTTTACTATGAAGTTTTTGCCCCCTGGACGCGGTCTGTGGGCTATGGGAACTCCCATCACAGAAAAAAAGGGATTATACGCCGCCCTCAACAATTGTGCTTTTGTATCAACAAAAACAATCAAAGAAGATTACGCTAAACCTTTCTGTTTCCTTATGGACGCAAGTATGTTAGGTGTTGGCGTAGGATTCGATACAAAGGGCGCTGGTGAGATTATAGTAAAAGGGGTAGATAAGAACAAAGACGAACAAGTCTTTGAAATACCAGATACACGTGAGGGCTGGGTTGAGTCTCTTAGTCTTTTGTTGGAAAGTTACTTTCATGGAACTGCTTCTGTAAAATTTGATTATTCAAAAATAAGAGGTGCTGGTGAACCGATAAGTGGATTCGGTGGTGTTGCTAGTGGATATGAACCACTTGAAGAAGTTCACATAGAAATATCAAAAATATTAGAAAAGAATAGTGGAGAACCAATTACAATCACAACAATCGTAGATATAATGAATCTGATTGGTAAATGTGTTGTTGCAGGTAATGTTAGAAGAACTGCTGAGATTGTATTCGGAGACGCGGATTCAGAAGAGTATTTGGATTTGAAAAATTATAAAGTAAACCCACATAGGGAGCAATATGGATGGACATCTAATAATAGTATATTCGCAGAATTGGGTATGGATTATACTGCCGCTGCCGAACGAATTGTGGATAATGGTGAGCCTGGATTTGCGTGGTTAGATAATATGAGACAATACTCTCGTATGAAAAATGGTGGTGATAATAAAGACCACAGAGTTATGGGTGGTAATCCTTGTTTGGAACAATCATTAGAATCATATGAACTATGTTGCTTAGTAGAAACTTTTCCTGATAATCATGATGACTTCGAAGATTATGCGAGAACTCTAAAGTATGCTTATCTTTATGCTAAAACAGTTACATTAGGAAGAACTCATTGGTCAGAAACTAATAGAGTTATGCTTCGTAATAGAAGAATTGGATGTAGTGTAAGTGGTGTTGCTCAATTCATTACTCATAGAGGTCTTGATGAACTAAAAAGTTGGCTAAATAATGGCTACGATGTTATACAGGAATGGGATGGTATGTACTCTGATTGGTTTGCTGTACCAAAGTCAATCAAAACTACTTCAGTAAAACCATCAGGTACTGTTTCATTATTGGCTGGTGCTACGCCAGGTTTACATTATCCTGAAAGTAGATTTTATATAAGAAGAATAAGGGTTTCAAAACATTCAGAACTATTAGAACCTCTAAGAAAGGCTAACTACAAAGTAGAGCCCGCTTTTGGTTCAGAAGATACAACAATGGTTGTAGAAATACCTGTAGATGTAGGTGAGGGGATTAGGACAGCGGCTGAACTTTCGATTTGGGAACAATTCGGTTTAGCCGCTTTCTTACAAAGACACTGGGCTGATAATCAAGTAAGTTGTACAGTAACATTTGATCCAGAAACAGAAGCAAATCAAATTGCTCCTTGTCTGAATTACTTTCAATATCATCTAAAAGGTATTAGTTTATTACCAAGGCATGATTATGGTGCTTATCAACAAATGCCGTATGAAGCAATAGATGAAAGTGAATATAATAAACAGATGGGTGGGTTAGGAAAGCTTTCATTTGGTGTGATACATAAAGAAGAAGCAAATGTAGAGAAATTCTGCGATGGTGATTTTTGTGATGTAGAAATAATACCAACAACTGGTGATAATGACGATCAAGAATATGCAAATTAAAATCGCGGACAGGCACGGTACACACCTGTATAAAAATGTGTCTATTCATAAACAAAAGCAAGGAGACAGATTATGACATATCGTAATCTCATCACATTTCTAATGTTATCAGTAAGCATTGTCTTTGGACAAGCCGTAACTGGTTTCGTTGGAAGTGAAGAAGAACCACTTGTTGGAGCAAATGTAATAATAGAAGGTACAGACATTGGAGGCGTCACAGATGCTGAAGGTAAATTCGTAATCGAAACGGGTACTGGTACTTTTGATATTACTGCTTCATACATCGGTTATATCTCATCAACTAAAAGTGTAGAAGTTGGAGATATAGTTGGGAGTGTTAGTTTCAATTTAGAAACTGATGTTGTTGCTCTCACAGCACTTGAGGTATTAGCTTCAAGAGCAGATGAAACAACACCTGTAGCTTACACAACGATAGATAAAGCTGAAATGGAAATCAGACTTGGTAGTCAAGATATTCCAATGATTCTGAATACTACGCCAAGTGTATATGCTACAAATCAAGGTGGTGGTGCGGGTGATGCCCGTATCAATGTTCGTGGTTTCAACCAACGTAATGTTGCTGTTATGATTAACGGAGTTCCCCAGAATGATATGGAGAACGGATGGGTCTATTGGTCTAATTGGGATGGAGTAGGTGATGCTACTTCCTCAATTCAGATGCAAAGAGGACTATCAGCCGTCAATCTAGCAACACCATCGATTGGTGGAACAATGAATATCATTACCGATCCTTCATCTCACGAAAAAGGTGGGAAGTTCAAACAGGAAATCGGTGAGGGTGGGTTTCTAAAAACCACCTTGAATTATAACTCAGGTCTAATAAATGATAAGTTAGCAATAAGTGGAACGATAGTTCGTAAAACTGGTGATGGTTTTATTGATGGAACTTGGACAGACGCTTGGGCTTATTATTTAGGTACATCTTATGCTGTATCAGATAAACAAAGATTTGAGTTATATGCAATTGGTGCCCCACAAAGGCACGGACAAAACCTGTACAAACAGAATATAGCAACTTACTCTCAAGACTTAGCTGGAAGTATCGATGGATACAATGATTCAGCTTATGTTGCGGGTGAGAAGTTTGAAACTGAAGCTGGTAGGTTTTATAACCAAAACGTAGCACCAATAAGTTCCGATTACAAAGGAAAACAGTATTGGTATATGTATGGAGATAAAACATCAGACAGATTTAGTCCCGACTTCCTAAATGAAAGAGAAAACTTCTTTCATAAACCACTTGTAAACCTAAACCATTTTTATGATATCAATGACGACATGAGACTAAGTTCTGTTGCTTATTGGTCTGGTGGTTCAGGTGGTGGAACTGGTACTTACGGAAGTGTCAGTAGAAAACCTGCAGTTGAGGGAGAAAGATGGTATGCATCTTCACCTTGGACTTGGGATTGGGATGGAGAAATTGCACAGAACTCTGCTAATGTAGATTCTGCTTTCTCTGATACCGAAAATCGTTCTACTGGTATTCTTCGTAATTCAATCAATCGTCAAAGTACAATTGGATTAATTTCTAAGTTGAACTATGATGTATCAGATGAACTTGAAGTTCAGATTGGTATTGATTGGAGAACTGCTGGTATTGAACACGCTCGTGAGGTTCGTGATTTATTAGGTGGAGACTACTATGTAGACTATGCCGATGATAACGCACCTGATGGTAAGAAAGTTGGGTTAGGTGATATTATCGCTTATCACAATGAAACCACAGTTGATTGGTTTGGTGCTTTCTTACAAGGTAAGTATGATACTGAAAAAATTAACTTGTATGGTATGGGTGGAATATCCACTATTGGTTATACCTATCAAGACCATTTCTCAGTTGAAAAAGAAGTTGTTGAGGCTGATGCTATTACT